ATCAGGGTCTGTTTCCTCCTTTTCCGTAGTGTTGATATTTGCAAAAGCACCCGCATTGCCGAGCGGGAGCATATTGCCGTTGATGAGGTACAGATCGCCGCCATCCTCTGCGGGGATCCGGTCGAGGTTTTCGAGCTCTCGAATGTCATTCGCACTCATCCAGCCGTTCTGCCTCGCTGTAGCGTAGCCGTTCATGCGGCTCTGATAATCGCCTCGCAGCAGGCCTTCCACGTTGAACTTCACGAAGTACACTTTCTTTTCCTCGGGCGTCAGGAGCGTGCGCTGTATCGACTGCTCCCAGCGGATCACCCACGGATCCAATGTGTACTTCACGAACTCGAGGCTCTGCTGTTCGATATTGGAAAAGCTCGACTTCTCAAGGTCTGCAAGCATGTGCGGAGGCACACGGAAGATTCGGGCGATCTCATTGATCTGGAACTTGCGCGTTTCGAGGAACTGCGCCTGCTCCGGCGATATGGAAATCGGCGTGTACTTCATGCCTTCTTCCAGCACAGCGATCTTGCCGCTGTTCTGGGATCCACCGAACTGACTTTGCCATGCTTCGCGTACCCGCTGCGGGTCTTTGATCGTACCCGGGTGTTCAAGCACACCGGAGGGTGCTGCGCCGTTTGCGAAGAATTTTGATCCAAACTCTTCGGTTGCGATGGCAAGTCCGATCGCGTTCTTGGCCATGGCAATCGGGCTGTATCCCACAAGACCGTCGAAGCCCAAACCGGGTATGTGGAGGACGTCGGACGGCTTGAGTATGACCGTTTCGCTCTTGCCACCAACTTCCTCGATGGATCGCTGGTACTGGAAATACAGTTGGCCATTGGAATCCCGATCTACCGTCATCTTGTTTGGCATGAGCGGGTACAAGGCGACCACTTCACCTTTGCCGTTGCGAATGACCTGCGCATAAGCATTGCCCCACAGCAGCAGATGTGTCATGAGGGTTTCGCGGAAGACAAAACTGCTCATTTCCGGGTTCGGCTCATCATGGAGAAGCCTATATAGCGGATGATCGATTGCCTTTTCTTTGCCGCCTGCATCCGTGTACCTGTATAGATGAATTGGCAGACCGGCAATTGCCTCTGCGAGAATACGCACGCAGGAATAGACCGCCGTCATCTGCATTGCCGATCGCTCCGTTACGGATTTGCCAGCAGTGGTGCCGCCCATGAAGAAGGCGTAGCTGCTGCCTGCCGTCCGGTTCTGGGGCTTATCTCTTGATTTGAACAGTCCTGAAAAAATAGACATTGGTGTTCTCCTTCTTTCCAAAATAGTTGTTGCAGAATCTTCTCACTGTGGTATAATGTCATATACCAAAGCAGCGGGTATCCATTGAATTCCCCGACTTTTTTCGCGGATCCTATTGACAAACGGGGTATCCGTGAGTATAATTTAATTAACATCTCCCCCAGGCCTCTGTTATCTCCTTTTGGAGATGATATGCACACTTGGGGGCGTTCTGTTTTTAGGGGATTAATTCTATGCCTGACAAAGAATTCAAAACCATAGATGAGCAGATCGCTTTGCTTCGCAGTCGAGGGCTGGAAATCTCTGATGAAGAGATGGCAAAACAGTTTCTTCTGCGTAACAACTACTATCGAGTCAGTGGATACTCATTGACGCTGCGGTCGCATGATGTGTTTCATAAAGCCGCGTCGTTCCAGAACATCGTTGATATTTATAGTTTTGATCATGAGCTTCGCCACATTCTGCTAAAGTACATTGAGCAGATTGAGGTTACCGTTAAGTCGATCTATGCCTACGAGTTCACAAGAAAATATGGTGCAACCGGTTACTTGGACTCGTCCCATTTTTCCAATCCGGACAAGCATAAGGAAATAATCGATAAAGCAAACAAGCAGAAGGATTCCCGTCATGACCACGAAGCTTATATCAAGCATTTCGTAGATGATTTGAAGCAGGATATTCCTCTGTGGGCTTATGTCGACCTTCTGACCATTTCGGATATTTCCTTTATGTTTGCAATCTCTGAGCCGGACATTCAGACAGCAGTAGCAGATGCCCTCGGTCTTAAAGTCAAAGGAGCAGAACTGATAAAACGATTTATGCACAGCATGACGATCATCCGCAATCTGTGTGCCCATGGTAGTCGACTGTATAATCGTTTGTTCGAGCAAAAACCATGGCTGAGCAAAAAAGAACAGGCTCTTCTAATCAAAGAAAATGACGGCACCATTGACAACGCCCACCTATACGGTTTTGTATTGATCATGCGCCGCCTCCTGCTGCCGGACGAGTTCGCATCCATGAAAGCCGAAATCTCCGCGCTCTCAAGCCGCTATCCTTTTGTAAAAATGCGGTACTATGGGTTCCGCAACGATTGGAAAAAGAAGCTGTAATAATCTACTCTTTCATCGCATATACTAATATTGACATCTCCCACGAGCTTTTTAAGCGCAATACTGTGGGCGTTCTGTCACAGGAGCAAAGCACGGTCTTTGCTCCTGTTTTTTATATAAACAAAAGCCCACGTGAGTCGTAGACCGACTCATCGGGGCCTTGGTGACGAATCGCTCTGTCCAGCGCCATGATCGTGGCGACCGCACCGTCGATTCGTTCGGTGCTCTTTTCCTTGTCCGGCTTGATGTTGCCTGCGGGATCCGTGCGCACATAGATGTTATCCATCATCCAGCGCAGCGGAGCATTTCCGCCGTGGGCGATCCTGCCCTCGAGCACCAGCTTCATGAGTTCCTTTGTCGGGGGCGACATGTCTTTGAAGCCTTGTCCGAACGGCACGATCGTGAAGCCTGCGTCTGCAAGATCTTGGCTCATCTGCACCGCGCCCCAACGGTCATACGCGATTTCCTTGATGTTGTATTTCTCGCCGAGCTCGACAATGAACTGCTCGATAAAGCCATAGTGAATTACGTTGCCTTCGGTGGTCATTGCCGAGCCCTGTGCTTTCCACACGTCATACGGAACATGGTCGCGTCTGACGCGCTGGTCGAGCGTTTCCTCCGGCACCCAAAAGAATGGGAGGATATAATACGGTTCGCTCTCATCGCGTGGAGGGAATACCAGCACGAACGCCGTGATATCTGTGCTACTGGACAAGTCGAGGCCAGCGTAGCATTCCCGACCTGCCAGCGCTTCCGGATCCACCGTCGCGTTGCACTTGTCCCATGCGTCCATCGGCATCCAGCGCACGCTCTGCTTCACCCACTGATTTAGGCGCAGCTGCCGAAACAGGTTTTCTTCTGCTGGGTTGTCCTTCGCGCTCTGGTACGCAGCGCGTAGCTTTTCCACATCCACCGTCACATCCAGCGACGGGTTCGCCTTGTACCAGTTGCGTTCATCCGTCCAATCCGCATCGTCATCGATGCCGTAGATCACCGGATAGAATGTGGGATCGATCTTGCGTCCGGCGAGAATGTCTTCCGCCTTCTGGTGCACCTCCCAGCAGATGCTGTTCCGATCGGTGCCTGCGGTCGTGATTAAAAAGAACAACGGCTGCTTTCGCGCGTCACCGGAGCCGTGGGTCATAACGTCATACAGCAGTCGGTTTGGCTGCGCGTGCAGCTCATCGAACACGACGCCATGCACGTTGAGGCCGTGCTTCGTATAGCTCTCTGCCGACAGCACCTGATAGAAGCTGTTGAGCGGGGTGTACACCAAACGCTTCTGGGAGAGCACCGGCTTGATCCGCTTCTTCAGCGCAGGGCACTGTTCCACCATCTGACAGGCGACGTCGAAGACAATGGACGCCTGCTGCCGGTCTGCTGCGCAGCCGTACACTTCAGCGCCCCATTCGCCGTCACCGGCCAACAAATAAAGAGCGATCGCCGCAGCGAGCTCGCTCTTGCCTTGTTTCTTCGGTATCTCGATGTATGCCGTGTTGTATTGCCTATAACCGTTTTCTTTGACTGTCCCGAATACATCTCGCACCACTTTTTCCTGCCACGGCAACAGGTCGAAGCGTTTGCCATGCCATTCGCCCTTCGTATGTTTCAGGGAAGAAATGAATGCTACGGCGCGATCGGCGAGACTGGCGTTGGTAATGATTTTCTTCTCCGGGACGATGATCTTCTTGTCCGCCAATCGCTCTGTCCCTCCTATATTTTTCGACAAAAAACGACAGCGTTCAACGCTGCCGCCGTCCGATTCAGTTTGCTGTGTCTATGAGCGTGACCTCTTCGCTTATAATTTCGAGCGCTTCTTCGTAGCTGCCCGCGCTCTGCACACGCTCCATCAGCCTGCTGAAGTCCGAGAGCCGATGCTCTCTCTGCATGATCCGTCTGACCTGACCGAGGATCCAGAAGATGTTGCCGCTTTCGCCTCGGCTGTCGTAGATGAGTTCCGGTTTGTTCATTCGTCGATCCTCCTGCAGGAGTCCTCTCCGTAGACCACCGACAGGCTGCTGCCGGTATCCCAGCTCACCATGATGCTGCCGATGTCATCGACGCCCCTGACCGTGCCCTTGGTTCCGATCGGTGGCGCTTGCACATCCTCCATCTGGAGCAGTTCCACTCTGCACCCGACCGGGTATTCCCGACGCAGGCGCTCGACCGTTTCTCTTCTGATTCCGAACATGTCTCTTCGCCTCCTTCAGTGGTTCTCGGTGTGTAGGATGATTTCCAGCGCGAGCTGCGTATCCTCATCGACCGCCTCGACGTCCCAGCCGCGATCGTAGTTGCACACGATCTCGCCCTGACGCTTGATCATCAGCTTGCTGATCCTGCCGCCTTCGATGCCGTACTCAGATCCTTGCGCGTATTGCTTGATCCAGTAGTGGTACGCTTTTCCGTGGATGCCGATCGAGCCTTCCTTCCACCCGTCGCCTGCAGGCCGCTTTTCCTTGATCTTGAGTTTGAAGGTCAGGTGGCCGTTGTCGTTCATGCTGAAGTCCTCGACCGGGCAGTCGCTGTATTCGACCGGAATGTCTCTGACGCTGCCGGTGTACACGTTCTTGTGGTACCGGGTGTTGACCAGTGTGACCTGCGCGTTCCTGCTGATCAGGTCGTAGAAGCTTTCGAGTGTGATCATCGTCGTTTCCTCCTTACATCTTCCGCAGCGTGACGCTGTCGTCTTCGGGGTTGTGGATTACCGTGTACCGGGTTTCCTTGCCGTGATCCTTCGTGATCACTCTGATGTCGCCCTCGAATGCTCTGTACATCCGCTCGATCTTTTCGCCTTCGGCGAGCTGGGCTTCGATCTGCTTTACGTGTTTCTCTGTCATGGTTCTGTCCTCCTTATGCTTCGATGGCATCCATCGTGATGTTGCGGTATCCGTCCGCCTTGAGCTCGGCCTTCAGGATCCGCTTCGCTTCCGCCGCGCTGTTCGCGCTGACGTATTCTTTGAAGCAGTTCCATTCTTTGCTGCCGCCGCTGGTGGTGTAGCTCGCGCTGACGTGGATTTCGTACTCTTTCATGGGTGTTGCCTCCTTGCTTTTGGTAGGACAATAAAGCCAGAAAGAAACCGAAAAGTCCAGACCTAAACGCGAGAATTAGCATAAAGAACACAATTAAAAAAGGCATGCGAGCGGCGTGCTCGCGTACCTCTCAGTTTCTGGCTTCGCGCATGATTTGATCCACCGCTGCCGCTGCAGCGCGTTCCGCTTTGGTCGCGTCCGCCTGTGCGATCTCAGCTTTCTCGAAGGCGTCGAACTCTTCATCCGTCAGCGTCTCTCCGGCCAGTGTCCACAGGTCTTCGTGCGCCTGCAGCGCACACCGTGCTGCTGTCCGGGCGGTGTCCGCCATGTCCCACGCCTTGCGGCATTCGCCGCGCTGCGCGTACTCGATTGCAACCTTGCTGTAGTGCTTCGCAGCATTCGCTTCGTAGATGCAGGCCGCTGCCGCCGCTTTTCTAGTCTCGTACACCATGGCCGCCTCCTTACATCTCGAATCCGGCGCATCTTACGATTTCGCCGATCGCGTTGAAGGCTCTCTTCGGGCTTGAGTAGTCGCGGGGCCGGTCTTCGCGTCTGCCGTCCCGGATGATCCGCACCAGCGGGATCCCGTAGCTCATGCTGATCTTGATCTCGAGGGTGCTTTCGCTTTCGCCGTACCAGACGACCTCGATCTTCTTTGTCCAGCGGCGTGTGAAGATCTGCCGTCCGTCGTAGGTGAGTTCGCCTTCGTACTGGAAGCCGTGCTTTTCGACCAGTTCCTGCATGTCTTTGGTTGCTTTTTCGAGTGTCATTGGTGTGTCCTCCCTTGTTTTTGGTAGGACAATAAAGCCAGAAAAAGAGGAGAAAGTCCAGCCCAAAACCGAAGAAAGAAAAGAATTAGCAATTAAAACACACTTGCCTCGACGACCATTTTCTTGCCTCCACGCTGCAAGGTTGCATGATCTGCGCCGGTGAATTTCAGCCACCGTTTCACGATCACGTCTGCATACTTCGGGTCGAGCTCCATCGTATAGCAGGATCTGCCGAGCTGCTCGCAAGTGATGAGCGTGCTCCCGCTGCCGCCGAAGGTGTCCAGCACAATATCGCCCTGCCGCGAGCTGTTCTTGATCAGCCGCGCGAGAAGCTTTAGCGGTTTCATCGTCGGGTGATCCGCATTGTGCGCAGGCTTGTTTTCGTCGATCACAGTGGTGGAGACCTTGTCCGAGAAGATTTCCCGCAGCAGATCGCGCATCTCATCCTTCTTCAGCTTGTTGATGTCGATGTGCTTGTCTTCGATTACTGTTGCCTGCGTCCGGTCGTCCACAAAATAGTGGTTGCCGCCGTCTGTCCAGCCGTAGATGCACGCTTCGTGCTTCCACTGGTAGTCTTGGTGTCCCATTGTGAATGCGTTCTTGTTCCAGATGAGCATCTGGCGCACCTTGCCGAGCGCTTCATTGGTGGCACGCCTGAATGCGCCGCCGACCGTTTCTGCATGCCAGATGTAGAACGGCGTTCCGGGCTTCACGACCTCATGCATCCTACTGAATGCGGCGATTAGGAAAGCGAGGAACTGTTCCTCCGGCATATCATCGTTCTGGATGGTCAGTCCGTTGCTGCCTTCGTATGCAACGTTGTATGGAGGATCCGTTACCACGAGATCTGCTGTCTTTCCGCCCATGAGCGCAGCGACGTCCTTTTTCTCCGTGCTGTCGCCGCAGTAGAGAACATGATTGCCAAGCATCCATCGGTCGCCAACCTTGCTGAACGGTTCTTTGCCTTCCGGCGCTGCTTCCGGGGGATCATCCTCGACGATCTCACTCTGGTCATCGAACAGGTCACTCATTTCGCTCACATCGAAACCGGTGAGCGTTGTGTCAAACCCGCTCTCATCCAAATCACGCAATAGCGCCGTCAGAAGCGGAACGTCCCATGCGCCGCTGATTTTGTTCAGTGCCACGTTCAGCGCTTTTTCTTTCTGTTCGTCGATGTCCAGCACGACGCAATCCACTTCGGTATAGCCGAGGTACTGCAGCACCTTGAGCCTCTGGTGGCCGCCGATGACGACGCCGGTTCGCTTATTCCAGATGATCGGTTCCACATATCCGAATTCTTCAACGCTGCGGCGCAGCTTTTCAAACTCGGGATCACCGGGCTTCAAGTCCTTGCGCGGATTGTACTTCGCTGGCTTGAGTTGATCGACGCTGATCTTTTCAATATTCATACCAAGCCCCATTCTGCAAACCGCTCGAAGCCACCGACCTGCCGGATGTAATCACGGGCGATCTTCACGATCTCGGCATACGGTCTGCCATCCACCGTGTCATCGCCGATCGCGCAGCAGAGCTCGACCGGCACTTCATCCCGCTGCGCTTTGAGCCAAGCGTAGATGTTGACGCTGACGTCGGCCTTTGACAGATCCTTTCCGTGCAAGCCGCCTCCGGTGATGCTGTCTGCCATGTCGCTGCCGAGCTTTCTGTTCGTTGCGCCGGTGTCCACATCGGTGCCGCCCGTCCAGTCACCCAAGGGATTGACCTCTGCACCGGGGTATGCCTTGTGGAGCATCTGCGAATCCGCGTGGCTCTGGCAGATGATCAACCTATCTCCGTCGAGGATGTATTTGCCATCCGTAGGGTATGCGTTGAATATCTCTCTTGCGATCATCGAGAGCGCCTGCTGCTCATCCGTGACCGGAACACCACGAAAGATTCCGTTGTCGCCGCAGCGAACGACCTTTTCCTGATTTCGGGCAAGGATGGGATCCTGCGCGACCTCATGGTAGTTGACAACAACATTTCCCGCGATCCTCTCGACCGCTGCGATGATGTCCGTTACCGGGATATGCACAGAGCTCTCTGCAACGATATTGCAGATGCCGTGCCCGATGAGCACTTCCACGGCGATCTTTGGATTCGCGCTTTCGGTATATGCCAGATCAACGATCGCGCCTGCGATCCTGTCTGCGATTTTATCCGGGTGCGCCGGATTCACTTTTTCATACATTTTCTTCATCCTCCAGCATATAATTCTCGTAAGGTACACCCATGTATTCCAGCACCTCACGCATGCCGAGACCGCCTTTGTCCCACGGCTTCATGCAGTAGCGCCATAGCTGCGGGTGCGTCTTTTGCAGACGCTGGAAGCGGTTCGGCTCACTGTCGAGATGAACGCCGAACATGCAGAAGATGCATCCGGTTCGCACGTAGCCCATATCGTAGACTTTGCAGTACGGAATGTTGTAGGTGTGGATGTACTCCCAAATGTCCGCGTCTGTCCAGAAACTGAGCGGAGCGGAAACTGCTTTCTTATTATCAAAGGCATTGCAGCCGTATCGAAGCCAGTTGCTTGTTCTCAGCGATGACTCACTGGCCATGGTGCCTATGATCGGCACTCTGCCAGTCTGCTTCGCGTACTTGGCAATCGGCTTCTTTTTCATCTCATTGCAACAGCCTGCGCCGATCTCGAATGGGGCGTTGAGCATGAACTTCCATCTCTCCGATATCTTGAAGCGGGAGGGCTGGCCGTTCGTGCGAATCCCGTAGAAGTATTTCTGGATATCATGCGTGTTCTTCTGGCCGAGGCGGATCCTGTGAATCCATTCCGCCTGCTCCTTCGAGATGCAGGGATACCCGCATTTCTCAATAACCTTGCGGAACGTGAGCTCCGGCTTCACCCACACCACGTTTTCCTTCGTCTTCACAAATTCGCGGATCTCCGGGAACTCCAAACCGGTATCGCTGTACACGGCTACGAGGTTCGGGTAGAGCCTGCGGCAAATATCCAACAGCACCGTGCTATCCTTTCCGCCGCTGAAGGAGATGTAGACGCCATCTTCGCCCCAGTATTCAACCCAGTCACGAATGCGGCGTTCCGTCATACGCACCTTGAGTTCGAGTGGGAGTGATTGCATCTGGTATAGATCGGAGATCGTGTGACGGTCATGCTTCGGTGCCATGCTTCGTCACCCTTTCCGCCTTTTGCCCAGTGAACTGTTCCCAACGTTTGACGGCGAGGTCGCAGTATTCCGGGCTTTTCTCCATCGCATAACAAACCCTCTCCAGCTGCTCACACGCAATGATCGTAGTGCCGCTGCCGGAGAATGGCTCCAACACGAGATCGCCGCGATCCGAATGCATCTTGATGCAGCGCCACGGGAGTTCCACCGGATACATGGCCGGGTGCTCTTTGTTCGCACGCACCGTAGTCATTTCCCAGATACCAGCGTAGCCCCAGTTCTTTCGCTCTTCCTTTGTGAGGCGTTTTACAAACCGGTATGCATGACCGGCGTAGGCCGACAGCCACACATATTCCTGATCGTTGTACTCCACATCGCCGTTCTTGCTGAAAGCGGAGATGTATTCGTACTGCTGCACCGGCTTGTTTGTAACGAGGTGGTAGGGGCCGACGCCGTAGTTCATGCCTTGCTTCTTCCAAATCCTGATCCAGATCGGACGAAAGCCCTGCTCGCTGAACAGCTGGGAGGAGTAGAAGTTTGTTGGTTCAATGAACTGCGTTCCGGTGGAATACAGATCTCCGAGGTTCCAGCATATGATCCCTGCGTACCGGGTCAGGTTCTTCACGACCGGTCGCATCGTATCAAACCAAGGCTCGATGCCTTTGGTTTCGTAATCCTTGCCGACACCATACGGAGGAGACGTGACCGCCATCTGTGCTTTGTTCCCGTTCATGAGCTTTGCGAAGTCCACCTCCGAGGTGGAGTCGCCGCACATGAGCCTGTGGACGCCCAGCTTCCAGATATCGCCGGTCTTCGTGATCGCACCTTTGGCCTTGATCGCTTCGTGCTCTTCATCGACATTGAAGTCATCCTGAATCGCTTCTTTCGAGTAGAAGGCGTTTAAGAGCTCATCGACTTCCGCTGCGTCGAAACCGGTCAGGGTGACATCGAATTCGCTGCCGTCAAACTCTGTGAGCAAAGCGGCCAGCTTATCCTTGTCCCATTCGCCCTGAATCTTATTGAGCGCTACGTTCAGAGCCTTTTCGCGCATCGGGTCGAGATCCACCACGACGCAGTCAATCTCAGTAATCCCCAGATCACGCATGACCGTCAATCGCTGGTGCCCACCGACCACGTTGCCGGTCTGCTTGTTCCAGATGACCGGCTCCACATATCCGAATTCCGTAATGCTGCGCTTGAGCTTTTCGTATTCCGCGTCACCGGGCTTGAGTGCTCGACGCGGGTTGTATTCCGCTGCCCGCAGCTTTTCTACGGGGATTTTCTCTATTTGCATCTTGAATCTCCTTATCCGAGTAGTCGTTCCATCAGATCATCGTTCGGATTGCTGTTGCCGATCGGCGTTTCACAGTTGTCCTTCACAATCTGGTAAATCTGCAGCCACAGCACGTTTGCCTGCTTCAAAAAAGAAATGCCCATATTTACATACGGGCTGGCGATCGGCAGCTGAGTTGTAGGATGCTTGGCGAGGAGACCGTATTGATTGATGCCTTCCTCGCACTGGATCCAGCGCTGCATGTACAGCGCGTACTGCTCGATCAGTTCTTTCTTCACATAGATGGCACACCCGCGCTCATTGAGCCAGCGCCACGTGTCTTCATAAATCTGTGGCGCAAGGTTTTGCTGCGAGTTTTTCGTCACCTGTTTCAGGTATTCGGAAACGGGCGGCATGTCTTCGCCGTGCATATCCGTTTCCTTCAGCCCGAACTGCAGCTTTGTCAGCGGCGCTTTTCCGGGGTTGCCATCAATGATTTTCTCAGACAGTGCCTTTTTCTTTCTCCCTGCGCCGGGACGAGCACCGCCGTGTCCGTTTGCCATCTGCGCCACCTCCATTCCTGCTTGATTTGGTTGAAAACTTGAAATCGCGGGGGTATTCCCGTTCTTGATTTCCCGTTTTTTCACACGTGACCCCACGCCGTTGTCCGGTTTTCAAGTTTTTCAAGATTTAGATGCCCCTACCCGTCATCGGTCACCGATGTCATGGTGGATTTTCGTGTGGCAGCTCTGGCACAGACTCATGAGGTTGTCCTCGGCATGGGTGCCGCCTTGTGATATCGGGATAATATGGTGAACTTCCTCCACCGGTGTGATCCGACCTTCTTTGAGGCACTGTTCGCACAGCGGGTGCGCCGCCACATATCTGGCGCGGATCCTGTGCCACGCACGACCATACTTGCTGGCCGTGTGGGGCGCTCGCTCATACCGATCATACTGCTGCCGCGCGTGCTTCCTGTGCTGATCGCAGTAGGTTCCGTCAGTCAGGTTTGGACAGCCGGGATAGGAGCACGGTCTCTTCGGTTTCTTCGGCACGCGATCACTTCTTTCTGCGGAACAGATCCCGCAGCCAGTATCGGATGATGTACCAGCACTGTTCGAGGTATCCGACCTTCCTGTATGCCATATGTCTGCTCCTTCCTTTTTTGGGTAATAGAAAAGCCCACGCGGATTTCTCCGTGTGAGCTCTTTATGGTCTTCGCCTATTATAATGATACCATGTGGCGAGGGTCTCTTTTAGTCCCATTTAGTTCCTTTTAGTACCATCTTTCAGGATTGCGTCGAGTTTTCCAATCGCCGTCCGGTGCAATCGAAAGATGTGGGTGTGACCGTATCCCATCTCAGCCATGATGTCATCCCACTGGGCTTCCTGTACGTAGCGCAGCACGAGGAGTCGGGACAGATCATCGTCTTCCAGCAGGTCAAGCATAGCGATCAGTGACTTGCGCTCTTCGTCCAGTTCTGCGATCTCCCGCTCCAGATCGAGCTTCCTGCAGATGGCCGTTGCCATCGGCGATGGGTCTGCACTCTGGTTGTGCGGCATTCCGGTCAAGCGGGCGGAGGTGTTTTCCGCCTGCTCGACCAGCGCCTCGATCTTCGTGTTCCGGTAATCGATCGCTTTTCGTATTTTTATAATTCTTTCCAAGAGAGCTTTTGCTGTCATACGTTCAACCTCGCTATGTGATCCAGCAGGTAGTCCGGGTCTGCGTCCGTCAGGAAGTGGAACCATTCGGAGTGAAAGAACCGCTCGATATCATTCTTTGTGTACTGCGCCGGTTCGTATTTCGGATTGCGCCGGAGCTGCCGCAGCGCTTTCTGATAGTCCTTCGCGGCCTGCACGATAATGGCGTTGGCCAGATTCTTGTAGGGATCGTCGATCATATCAGGCCTCCGTTTCTGATATCACCGATCTCACATCCTCGACGCTGTAGACAACCGCCGCTGTCCCACCAGCCTGTCGAATTTTGTCGATTGTTGCCGCCTGCAGCTTTGTCGGCGTGTTCCTGCCGACCTTTGCTTCGAGGGCGATAAACCGACCTTTGTGGCAAACGATGATATCGGGAATGCCAGCGGTGCCGTACTGTCCGCCGTGTTCCTTCCAGAAGAAGCACTCCGGCACCGTGGCAAGGTATTTGCGTATTTTCTGAATCAATGCTGCTTCGTTCATCTCTGTTTCCTCCGTCCGTGAGCTGTTAGCCATTGTGAAGCGATTTTCGTATTCTTTTCTATATTTCTTTTCACATGCGGCTTTATAGAAAAATGCTTCACAGAACATCACACCTCACAATCGAGACGCCTGCCCTCGAAGGACAAAGCCGCGCCACTCCAAGAGGCCGCTGCCTGCAATGCGCTTCTTTTCAAAGCCCATCTCCAGCAGTTTCTGGCTGAACGGACGCTGGGACAGGGCATATTCGCCGTTGTCCTTGCACCACTCATCGTAGGCGGAACGAAGCATCTTGTTCGATGTCCTGCCGTCTTCACGCACCAAGCAGCATTCCTCAAAGAACGTAGCGAACGAGTCCATCTCCGTCCGATACTCTGCCGTTGCCTTCTTGACTGTCGGAGGATCCTGAATACCTTCCTGCTGCCAGAGCAGGCATCCTTTGACCGCCCACGCAAGGATACCGGGCATCTCTTTTGCCATGATCTTTTCCGCAAAGTGCTTGTCCCGATTTGCCTCTGTGAAGGTGTTCTCGAAGGGCATGAGCTTGATGCGACGCCAAATGGAGTGGGTCGTATCGCGGATGATCGGCTTGTGATTTGCTGCCAGAAACACCTTGAACTGCGGGACGTACTCAAAGTATTCACCGTACAGGAAGCGGGTTACCAGCTTGTCGCCGCCCGTCATGGATTTGATCAGCGACTCGGCGAGGCGCTTGTTTTCCTCCATCTCAATGGCTGTAACAAACCTTGCACCCTTGAGCCGAGCAATATCGTTGTTTACGCTCTCGTTCTTTTTCTGCATGAACGCCTCGCTCGATGCACTCTGGGCATAGGTGTTCATGACCGCCGAAAAGATATTGAGGAACGTGGATTTGCCGTTGCTGCCGGTGCCATAGAGCATAAACATCGCCTGCTCCGAAATATCGCCGGTCAGCGCGTAGCCGAGCGCCTTCTGCATGTAGCGAATCGTGTCCGAATCGCCCTTCGTGATCGTTTCAAGAAGCGTGTCCCAAAGCGGCGTTGCACAGGCATCGTCATAAGCTGCACTGCAAATGCGGGTAATATAGTCCTGCTTGCAGAACGGCTGCAGCTTGCCAGTCTTCAGGTTGATCGTACCGTTCTGGCAGTTCAGCAGCCACGGATTTGCGTCCCAATCATCCGGGGAAATCGCGAGCTCTTTCTTGCCAGAGGCCAGAGCCACAAGAATCTTGATCTTGTTTCCGTTCTCGCTGCGAACTGCGTGCTGGATCAGAGCCTTGCGCTGATCGCCTTCGGGCAGCATATCCGCGTAGGTATAGATGCTGCGGACGCACTGGATCGCGTACTCGATAATCGTGCCATCGTCCTGCTCCCAGTACTTGCCGTTCCAGACAAACCACTTCTTGTACACGGAGCAGTATTTGACATCGTCCTTGAACATTGCCACAAAGCGCTCCGCATTTCCGACGTCCGTCAGTTTGAACTCCGGATCCTGATTGTCCGGCTCATAGCGGGTGATGCTTTTTGCGATAGCGACAACATTTTCATCGTCAAGGGGCGGATCCAGCCGTGCAGCGTTTTCAGCTCGAAGCGTAGCGATAATACCGTCTTCGCCGATGCCTTTGCGTCTGAGACTACCGGCCAGCGAAGCGAGGTAATTGTTCCTGCCGCCTTCCTTGATCTTCTTGCGAGGCGTCTTTTCCGATGCCTTCTTTTTCTGTGTGAGCTTGGTGCCGACTTTGCGGATTTCTTCAACCAGCCAGCTCGGCATATCCGCCGCCTCACACTCGAAGGGAGAGAGGCCTTCATCCCAAGCGTACCGATTCCCGCTCTGGTGCATGCTGGGCGCTGCCACGATGAGGCCGCCTTGCGTGCGGACGTCGAGACCATCACGGAAACCAACAGCGTTCTTGATCGCCAGCTCTTCCGTATACTTGAACACATAGTGCTTGCCGCCGCTGCCTGTTGTGGCCGTGATCGTAGTCGGGAGCTTGCCGTATTCCTCTTCGAGGGAAGCAAGGCTCTTGTTGCCGTTATGCCGGGTATCTACGTCCAGTGCCACAAGGCCGCTCTTTTCACCCATCGGAATACCGATGTTCGCAAGAGGCGTCTTATTCCACCAGCCTGTGATCTTGGCAATATCAGTCGTTGCTTCTTCGCCCCAGTTTTTGATGCGCGGGTGCTTACCCTTTGCCTGACACATATCGCCCAGCCTGCAGGAGCAGGTGCCATCCTGCTTCAGCCAATGGAGCGGAAAAACGGGGATGCCAGCTTTTGCGTATCTGAGGGCTTCATCTATCATCTTCATGGATTTCCTCCAGTTCTTCGCTGTAGAAACGAATGCGCTTATTTAACCTGCGGGCTTCGTGGATTTCCGCCTGCATACCGGGCGAGTGCTCCGTTCCGAAAACCCAGACCTCTTTGCAGAGGGCAAGCAGGGCTTGTCCGAAGAGCAAACCCAAATCCCGCTGCTCTGCGTCATTGTCATCGAGAATCTGCGGATACAGTAAGTGACTTGCTACTGGAATACGGTTCTGCTGGATCGCAAATCGAGCAAAAGCGATTGCTGCCGCCGTGTTTTTCTCAATGTCACCAGCATACTTTGATACGATGTACACCATCGGTCTCGACTTGATCTCGCTGTTCTTGCGATACAACTGGCGCTGCTTCTGCTTGTACTCTCGCATGAGCTTGGACATAACCTCGCCTGCGACGGGATCCGAATAACCTTCGCTGTTACGGTACATATCACACCTCCAGCTCATGGAGCTTGCCGAAGCAGGTGCCGTGTTCGCCTTCCGCCACGATTGGAATATCGAATGCCGGGAACGGCTGTCTTTCCATCGCTGTGCGGATGATCCTGATTGCTTCGTCTTCGTGCCCGTCATCCACCTCGAAGAGCAGTTCATCATGAATCTGCAAAATCGGGCGGATATACGGCTTGTCCTTGAGCTCACGAATCAGTTCGCGCATGGCCAGCTTCAGAATCTCCGCTGCCGTGCCCTGAATCGGCGTGTTCATACTGCAGCGCTCGGCAAAGCTGCGCTTGCCCCAATCGGCGCGATTATTGATGTTCGGCAGGTACCGTCTGCGACCGAAAGACGTCTCGCTGTAGCCATTGAGCCGAGCTGCTCTGACCGTTTCCGCCTGCCATTCCGACAATCTCGGGTAACCGGCCTTCAGGTTCGCAATGATCTGGGCGCACTGATCTTCGCTTTTTTCGAGTCCTGCCTTGAACTTGAGCGTGCGTTGGAGGCCGCGAGGGAACAGACCGTAGAAAGTACCGAAGTTCACGTTCTTGGCGATCGTTCGGCGTTCCTTATAGTCCGGGTTCTCTTTGTCCTGCGCTTCATCGACGCTGATCCCGAAAATGACCGAAGTCGTGCTTGCATGGATATCGCCACCGGTTCGGTACGTGTCCATCATGAAAGGATCCCTGCAATAGAACGCGCCGACACGCAGCTCAATCTGCGAAAAGTCGAAGTCGAGGAAGGATGTGCCTTCCGGCGCGACCACAAACTGCCTGACACCGATCGGATCGCTACCTTTTCGGGGCATGTTCTGCAGGTTCGGCTTGCGAGCTGCAAACCTGCCTGTGTCCGTTCCCATCGGCATGAGATCAGGATGGATTCTGCCGGTCGCTTCATTGATCCACTTGGCATAACCGTCGATGTAGGTGCTCTTGATTTTCGCCCACTTGCGGAATTCCTGCACCGTATCAAAGAACTCCACCATATCCGGCCTGTGCTTTTTGCAGTAAGCACGCAGAAGCTGGATCGCTTCATCATCGGCTGCCTCGGCGTATTTTGCCGTAGTTTTGAGCACCGGCAAGCCTTCCGTCTTATACAGGTAGTCCTTGAACGCCTGCGTTCCGCAGTTCTCACCGATGTCCACATCGCCGATGACAGCTTGCAGCTTTGCACGAAGCTCCACGAGGTGTGCCTCGGCTTCTTCCTTCTTTTGCTGCATGAGCTTCGTATCCACGAGGACGCCGTTGTACTTCATCATGCCTGTGAAGACTGCTGTCGGGCTTTCGATGCTTTCGCAGATGAAGCGGTGCTTCGGAATGTTGTTCTCAAACCACTGATTGAAAGTGTCATACAGCTGCAGCACCCAGTCGCTATCTGCGCAGGCATACCTGCAGGTGTCCCATGCGTCCGGATCCAGCTCATCGAAGGATCGTTCTCCAACGACTTCCTCAAACTTCGGAAGCTCGACGCCGTAGAGATACGGCACCAGCGTCTTCAGGCCGCTATCGCCGAGATCGCGGAACTCGTAATCGTTCTTCAGGGTGAGCTGCGAAGCTACGATTGTGTCATAAACCGGTTCCTGCAGCACGATGCCGTCTTTGTAAAGGAACATCGCCTCGAACGCCATGTTATGCGCGATCTTGACCGTGACCGGATGCTGGAACAAGCGCTGCCGCAAATATTCCATGACGGTCGGAATGTCCGCGTTCACACCAACGCGATGGCGGAGCGGGATATATCTGCCGGTGCCTTTTTCGACAGAAATCGACACGCCGGTAATGTCCGATTTATGCGCGTCCAGCGCAGCTTTATCATCCGAACGGTATTCGTCCATGGGCGAAGTCTCGAAGTCAAAAGCAATCACGTCGGCGTTTCCGATGTATTCTTCAATGTCCGCAATCTCGCGGATCGTCTTGTAGTCATTCATAATCTGTACCTCTTATCATGCAGCCGTGGGCACCGGGGAAGGCACCCACGGCTGCGTCTGTCCTTATTCGACCACGGTCTCCGTTTCCGTCTCGACAACGGAAACCTTACCGGCGATCAGCTTGACCTGCTCGGTCATCGCTGCGATGTTTCGCTTTTCCTCCGGGGAGAGAGGACGATCAACAGCGCAGATCACCTGACTGTAGGCAATGCCGGTGCTATTCTGGGCACGCTTCAGAGTGAACTTCGTTACCACGTGGTTCGCCTTCATGCCTTTGGTCACGAGGCGCGTGACGTATTTGGTGAACTCTGCGAGCGAGCCGGTGGGCAGCGTCATGATGATCGGGAGCATTTCGCCTTCGCGCAGCAGATACATACGGCGCTTCTGCTTGCAAGCCATGCCGCCGTTTTCGCCGCTGCCGAACTTGGCATACGGGCAGGTCTTACAGTCGCGGCATTCGCCGGTCTCGGAGACAACGCCGAGCTTTCCGTCGAGGCTGGAACAGTCGGGCGGATTGTTGCCACCGGTGAACTTCTCCTTGTAGTAGCTGTTGATCGGGTGATGGTACAGGATGACGGCGCTGAATTCCTTGGCGCTGTCGGGGCTGGCCGGATCATCTCCGGGCACCTCATACGCAAGTCCGCCGCCTGCAGGGATCTTGATCTTCTCGAAGCTGGGGCGCAGGCCGTCCAGTTCCTCACTGAACAGCTCCGCCAGATTGACGGTCTCGGCGAGATAGCCGGTGTTGTTTTCGATAGTTGCGAGCTGGGTATTCTTCTTGGTAGCCATAGTCTTTATTCTCCTTTTTCTTATTTTCTTGATTTGGCAACGCGGATGTTGGGCTGTTCGTAGATCTGAATGACGCCCTCCAGCCAGTCAGGCAGGACATCGTCGTTATTGGCCTTGAGCTCTTTGACGGTCGCGCCGAGCGTCATCGTATTGATCGTGAAGAGGTGATCAAACCCGTGTTCACGCATCCTGCGATACAGTTCTTCCTTTTCCTCCGGCACGGCACCGGGGAATTCCTTAATCACAAGGCTGAAGCGGGATCCGTTGCGGTCGAAGCCGGTGCATTCCTCATCCGTCATGTACTGGATGAGTTCTGCCTCCACAGTATCGATGCTTTCCTGCACTTCCTTGAGCTTTGCCTGAAGTTCCGTTTTCTCATCTCGCAGCGCCTTCAGGGTGTCCGCTGCGGCGAGCATGCTTTTTTCACTCATATCGTTATCCTCCGATGATTTTCTTGTAGTCGTCGACGAGCAGCTTTGAGACATCTGCCTTCTGGCGCAACGCCCCCATAACCTTTTCGTCAATCGTGTCCTTGCAGACGAGGTGGATGTAGACGCCACGCTTCGTCTGGCCAATGCGGCGCACACGCGCCATAGATTGCTGGTAGTTGGCATAGCTGAAATCCAGCGAGTAGTACACGCAGACGCTGCCTGCCGTGAGGGTAAGTCCCATGCCCGTGGTCTGAAGCTGACCGACAAAAACCTTGGTGTCCGGATTCTTCTGGAAGGCTTCGACCTGCTCCGCACGGTCTTTCACATCGCCTTTGATCAGCGCGTAGCCGATGTTCTTTTTGTAGAGCATCCGGGCGATTGCGTCGATCTCCGGAACGAAGCGGGCAAAGACAATGACCTTTTTGCCTTCCTCCATGCAGCTGTCGATCACGTCTTCCAGCGCATCGAGCTTCGCCTTGGAGATCTGTTGCGCATCATCGCCATCGTCATTGCGGACGAAACCGCCTGTGATCTGGGAGAGTCGGAGCAGCTGCGTCAGCACGTTCCGGGTGGTGATTTCGCCGTTCATGAGCTCGGCGAAGCTGTCCTTTTCGATGCTGTCGTAGATTTTCTGGGCATTCGGCTCCAACTTGATCGGATGCACCTCTTCCACGAACTCCGGCAGATCGACCGCTTCATCGATGCGGATCCTGAATGCGATGGAGTGCGCCTTTTCGACCAATTCCGCCAAGTGCTTGTACCCGACGATCTGGTGATTCTGGAATCCGCCGAGAATAGCGTAGTAGGCGCGGAAGCTGTAGAAGCTGCCTCCGAAGATGCTTTCATCCAGAAACTTGTACTGGCTGAAGAAGTCCAGCGGGCTGTTTGTGATCGGCGTTCCGGTTAGGATCAGGTTGTAGCTGCTGATCTTGCCGAGCCGATGCAAGGCTTTTGAGCACTTCGCCTGCGGGTTCTTGATCTTGCTCGATTCATCACAGACGATCATGTCCGGGTGCCATCTGGTCAGCTCTGCTTCCAGACGCCAGCAGCTTTCATAGTTCACCACGATGACCTGCAGGCCGTTGCCGATCATGTATCGGATCGTATCCGCCTTCTTGGCGCTGCTGCCGTCGAGGACGGCAAGCGAGTAGTTGAACGCTGCAAACTTGCCAAATTCCTGATCCCACACGTCCACGATGGATTTCGGGCAAACGACCAGAAGCTTCAGTACCTTGTGCTTGTGATAGAGCGTTCCTGCCAGTGCGATTGTAGTGATCGTTTTGCCGGTTCCCATATCCATGAGGAAGGCGCATCCCTTACTTGCCACCGGGATCACTTCCTTCCATCTGCTCCATGGCAAGCGCCATGTGCAGCTGTCTGTGCTGCCTGTCCGGCATCACGAGTAGGTTCTCCGGGCTGTTGTCGGAAGCGTTGCCGTTCATGTGGTGGACGACTTCGCCTTTTTCGAGTGGTCTTCCGATATACGCCTCTGCTGCAGCGCGAGCTTTCTTTGAGTTTGCCTTGCCACGATCGGAGATATGGCAGAGCGGGTTGCGCTGCTGGTTCAGCTTGGTCAGGTGCTCCGCCTTATGGCCGCGTGCGAGCTTGGCAAAATCCACGTTTTCGCTCATCCACAGATTTCGGTGCTCTGCGGAGCAGAAGTTTTTGCGGCGCGGGTTCTTTCTTTCGAGTGGCTTCCCGCATACCACGCAGTGCACGATCATGTTGCGCCTCCCAATCCGAAGGTGCGCAGGGCGAAGTTATAAGCTCTAACCTGATGCTGATAGGGTGTTGCCTTGATCGGCATCGGGAAGATGGGTTCTTCGTCGCCTGCATCCTTCGTTTCGACCATAGGAGCGAGGGAGTCATCCAGCGCGGCTCCGAGGAGCCCCAGCAGCGCCACGTTTTCTTTGGTGTAAGGCACTACCCACGCTTTATCGTCCGGATCGTAGAATCTTCCATCGATCTCTTTAATGCTCTCTTTGGCCAGATAGGCGTCATAGACACGAACGTGATTTCCGTCTCTTGTCGCTTTCAATTTTTCGTCTCCTTGCTTGGTTTTGCGAAGGCGGTGAGGATACTCTTCATCGTTTCCTGCTGCTCCGGCTGCAGTCCGGGGAGAAGAGAACGAAGCAGGGCTTCCTGATCGTCGTGCAGATACCGGCGCGACAGGTACCATCCGTCCATGGCTCGGATGCCGCCACCACGCCAGTTCTCTGTGACGATGGGGTAAGAACATGACAGAAGCTGCACATCCCGCTTTGCTGTTGATCTGCTGATATCAAATTCGTGCATGATGTCTTCCATGGACACCTTGCGCTGGTCGCTGATATACTCCAGAACCAGCTGCCTGCGTTCCGTTGCACTCTGCATGTTCTCACCTCCTTCCGCCTTCGTTGGGTTCATTGTAGGAATGAAGTGGTTCACCTAATGAGCCACTTTTTCGAGCTTTTTTGAAAAAGTTGATTTTTTCCTTGAAAATAGAAAAAGCCCGCTACAGCAGGACATTTCCTACCGTAGCGGGCGCAAAAAACCGGCAGATAGAATTATCCTTCTGGATTTCTATCTGCCGGAAGCCTATTGATTCTGGTCAATTCCAATCCCATAACAGACTTTAACTGCTACACGCGGCGCTCCTAACGATTCTCAGCCGAGTCCAGCGCTTCTTGGCGCAGCAGAGGTCATATTCGGTTTTTTCAGTTTCTCCGGTGCCGCCTGCACCAGCTCGACTGATACCTTCGCGTCCTGATCGACGATCACCCGCAGGGCGCTGCCGCATTTCGGACAATTGAGTTCCATACCGTCACATCGCTTCGATCTTACAATCGGTTTGCTACACTTCGGACAGCAGGCATACAAGAAGTTTTGTTCACCCATCCGTCGTCATCCTCCTTGGTTCGGGTACCGCCTTCACGCTGCGGTTTGCCATCAGCCAGCCTCCCGCATCGTTTCAAGGTGCGCGAGCTGACTCATTGTGAGAAGCGGAAGCCGCACCGAATGCTGCCGTGCGTACTCACCGTCCATCGTCTCGGCGTGGCAGTGTTCGCAGATCATCCACCCGCCGGTTTCATCTAAATACAAGCCTTTATTCACAGTGCCACAGCAGGGGCACTTGATATCATACTGTTTCATCTGCATTCCTCCG